GATGTTTTCGAAGCCACGAATGCGGGTCATCAGCTCGCAGCGGCGGATCGCCGGGTTGGCCACACTGCCGTCGTATTTCTCGATCAGGCTGATGCGGTTGCCTTCCTCGTCTTCCAGCTCCATTCCCTTCAAAAATTCACGGGTGCGTCGCTTCTGCTCGCGCCACTCTGAAACGGTCATGCTGCTGGCGTATGGGGTATGCTTTTTGCTGACATTAGCTAGGGCGATCTGAAGGTGTTCACGCCATGATGCGGCCACGCGGCGCAGTCGGCCTTTCCACCATTTTTCCGTCTGCATACGCATGATCGCCGGGGTAACTTCCTCCGGGTCAAAAAGCCGGGACGTGACTTTATCCCACAGCGGCGGCACTTGGCTCAGCTCGCGGGTGATGGTGGCGGCGGTCATGTAGACACGATGCGTGTATTTATAATCTGACTCGTCGCTGGCCTGTGCATGTGCCTGTACCAGCTCGGCGAGAATGAAATTAGCTACATCTCCGGCCAGTAAATCGATATCGGCACGGGCCATATCCGGCAGGCGATTGAAACGGCGCATTAGCTCCCAGAGCTGACCGCCTGCGCTGGCCGCGCCAGTCTTTTTAGCGGCATTACCTGCAAGCAGGTTAAACGTTCCGCTACTCATTTCACCAAGGCGATATTGAGCATTAACGGTTTCAACGCGTGGCAATGTGCGCTCAACAAATGTTTTAGTTAAGTACGCATTGGCACGATCAATACCCTGTGTTTTTTCCAGCTCGCTGACCCGGCGCTTTACATCGATCTGAATCAGCGTCGGCTGCTTTTCGAGTAGTTCCTGCGCACGCACTAAAGCCGCAATCATCTGACTGCGGCTGTGCATTTCCTCATAGGTAGGATATGGGCTGGCGATGGCTCCCCGTGGAGTGTTCCACGGGTAAGCGTATTCCTGAATCACTCACACACCCCAGCATAAACGCTGTTGCATACTGAATGATCAGAAGCGGTTGCCAACAAATCAAACTGTGTGCCGCCACGAGTTGTCAGCGCCCAATCACGGTAAGTTTCAATACCATGAGACTCAACTGTTATGCACTCTATGCGACGCTCAGACTTCTTAGGATCTTGTGTTGAGGGGAAGAATGTTGAATTACCACGACGCGAGCAGGCGGCAACCAGTTTTTCCCATTCAGCAACACGGGCTATCTCTTCTGGCCAGCGACTAAAAATCTCTGCAAGTTCTGACTTGCGCGCATGAATACACGGCATGCAACCAACGCGGCTACAACCCTGCAGATATAGCGGATTAGGTTTAATGCCATGTCGCTTCGCCATTGCAAAAACTTCTTCATGCGTCCACTTCAGAATCGGGCGATATACGGCCAGATTCGGCCCAATATCTAAACCTTCCTCCCACTCAGATAAAAGCGCGCGAGCTGGTGATTCCTGCGCCCTTACTCCCTGCCACGAGATAACCTTTTTGCCGGAAGCAATAATGGGATCTACAACCTGGGTTTTAATTGGCTCATGCTTCAGTTCAAAAGTGCAAAAACGGGCCTTGGTTGACGGGAAGCGCCCTTTCCACATGCACAAGTCCAGAAAAGGATTACCGGTAGGTTGCAGAACAGCTAGCGCGCGAGCGATGGTTTCTGCCGCCTCATCAGCCGACATTCCGCATTCCTCTACGAGTGATAACGGCCATTTTTCAGCGATGAATTTGCGCTTACCTTCAATACGATGTGAGAAATCGGCTTTTACTCGCTTTACCGGCCCCAGCTTACTCTCAAGATATTCGAGGTATTCCATCGTCTGAGGATGTTCGTGCCCCGTATCCGCGAAAACCTGCACAGTTTCGCATCCGCTCTCTAAAGCTAATAACCAATCAGCCAGGCTATCTTTCCCGCCTGAAATACTGTTGACGTTTATAACTCCTGCATCCAAACAACGAGAGTCGATCATGACTGACCTCCTAGTTCCATTGCGCAGGCGGCGCTTGGTGCCTTATTTAAATCAGCCATGAATGGAGCTATTAGTGGACGGCGCATTGCGATAATTTCCGATGCGCGCTTTCCTGCACCTGCGGCAACGCCAACCGACCGGGCTACGCTGATGCTGGCGATATCGAAATCGCGAAGAATGCTGCGGGTGTAGAGGGTATCGCTGTTTGAAACTACTACTGGGCAACGCTCCGAGACGTCGAGCAACATGCTGACCAGATCGTGATGCTCATCTTTGCCAAAACCTGCAGAGTGATATTCCGCGAAAGTACCGTCATAAGGCGGATCGCAGTACACAACATCGCCAGCTTTAGTCAGGTGCAGCGTTTCACGGAAGTCGGCACAGATGAACGTCGCACGCTGGGCTTTTTCTGCGAAGGCTTCTATCTCGGTCAGCGGAAAATATGGCTCTGTGTAATTACCAAAGGGGATATTAAATTCGCCGCGCTTGTTGTAGCGGCAAAGACCGCGATAGCCATTGCGGTTCAGGTACAGGAAATAAGCGGCGCGCTCCAGTAAAGGTAGCGACGGATCATGATTAAATGCTGCACGCACGGCGTAATAACTTTGGCCAGTCGTGTTCTGATTGAAGAGGCTGGCCGCCACAATGATAAACGGGCGGTTGTGGTCTTTTATCTGGCGATAGAGATTGATGAGGTCAGGGTTTATATCCGCAATCAGATAGGCCGGGTAATTGGTGTTCATCATCACTGCACATGAACCGGCGAAGGGTTCGACCAGGCGCTCGCCTTCAGGCAGGCGCACCAGCAGTTCCGGCATTACACGGGATTTGTTGCCCGCCCACTTCAGGATCGTATTCATACAGCACCGCCTTTTGATACTTTTGTGCGAAGTTCGGCCATGTCCTGACAGCTGACACAGCGAGTCACACCACGCACGGCGCGGCGGCGTTGCTCCGGGATTGGCGCGTCGCAGTCTTCACAGAACGAAGCTGCCACGCTGACCGGGCGGTTAACCACGCTGGCGATATTGCGCGCCAGTAGTTCATCGGCGCGGGCCTGTGCAATGTCGATTGAGTCGGCCATCAATGCACCTCCTGTGCCTGGTTCTCAAAGCGCTCAGCCTCTTTGTCCAGCAGTTCGATAATTTCCACTGCAGACATTTCTTTTTGGCGAGCGTGAATTGCCAGTGCGGCCAGGCGGATTGAAACTGAAAGCGCATCATCAGAGCGCTGCTCAGTTTTGGCCTTATTCAGCATGGCGCTAAGCGCATCGTCATCAGCTTTAAAATTACGGGTCTGGATATTTCGCATTTCTCATTCTCCTGAATTTAGGCAAAAGAATGCCCGGCGGGTGTACGCCATTTATTTCAATCGAGTTAGTTAATTAGAAAGGGTCATTCGCTTTGGAAATAAACTCACGACTGCTTTTAAATGATTCATTGCACAAATAAGCGCCTTTCTTTCATCAGTAGTCAGTTCACTAAATTCAGCGTCGTGCCTGTCTTTACCGATGTTGGCCAGGAAAAGAATTGCGCTCAGGGCGCGCTTGTTATCCCGGTAATTACTGTCTGTCACATCGCGCATTTCAGAGAAAAAACGAGCCATATCATTTTCACAGTTACCACCCATCAATTGCGCGCGAAGTAAGGCAACGTGATTCAGCGCCGAAACCCTCTGGCCGGCAGTAAGTTCGACCAACATTGAATCGCCCTCAATAGCCATGATTTACCTCTTTTCTCTTTTGCCTGTACCTGCTGGCTTAATACCGGATGCCAGCGCCTGCCGTTCTCGCCCATAATCCAGCCATTCCTGTAAGACATTGACGGACTATGGCGCTTGAGGTGTGCCGCAAATGAAATCATCCCGAGTCCTCAATTGATACCGATCGAAGCACTCAGCCCGCTGATAGCGTCAACGGTTGAGGCTAAGGTCGGGTTAGAGTGAACACGGGTCTGCACGGACAGCGCGGCCAGCATCATGCAGCGAATACCGGTATTTGCGGCTTCCAGAATACTGCGGCGGCATGTTGCAGTAATCCGCTCTGGATTTGCGGCGCTGGCAGCCATGCTTCCGACTTCAGCTGTTGCCTTTAGCACGTAGGACGGAAACTTATCTTTTGCCAGCTCATTAACCGGTACGCATGGCAAGCACTGCAGCTGCGCTAACATCCCATCCATCAGCGTGGCATCTTCGGTCAGGTCGGTAAGTAACAGTACTTCTGAAGCGGTTAGTTGATGCATCTGATCCGGGTTGAGCTTGTTACGCAAAGTTTGCACTTTCATGCCTGCACGCTGCGCCAGCTCAGCCATGTTGTGCGTAAGGGCGAACTTGCGGCAGGCGTCGTCATAGTGGCTATGGGTGGAAGTCTTAAAATCAAACATGGCTATTCCCTTGCTCAACTTAAATAATCAAACTCAGTTCAGAGATTGCGAAGTGTGGGCATCGATATAGCGACAATCGACAGCCTGCTGTGTGAGTTTGTCGCGCCATGCTTTGACGTTGATAAGGACTTTGCTGCGTTTTTCAGCACTTTTTTTATTATTGAAATCTTTGGTTGGAGCCTTGAGCAGTATGCCCTCGTCAAGCCACTGCCAGACAAGGCGCTCACTGACGCCGCGCATTGCTGCAAAGTCGCGAACGCTCATGGCGTCTGCCATTGCAGAGCCGATCATTTTTTGCAGGCTTGGCAGTAAGGCTGAGACAAGCGCATTGATTTGTGAGTCGGTAAAAGAACTGGATTGCTTTTGCGAGCTTTCAAGCTCATGCGTTGAAGTTGCTTTTGCATCTTTCATATCGCATTATCTCCGGTTAAGTAAAATATGGTGCAGTGACGTGCATCTTGGTCGATGAACGTCACTTTAGATCGAAAATGCGATCATGTAAATCGATTTTGAGTGTGAGCTAATAATGAATGATGAAAATTTGAATACGCAGGAGTTGATAGAGCGGATCAGCTCGTCATATGGCGTCACCACTCAAAGAGCGCTTGCAGAAGTCCTGGGGGTGCCATCTAACAGCATCAGCACCTGGATTCAGCGCAACAGCCTGCCTGGAAAGGCGATTATCAAATGCTCTCTTGAAACTGGCGCAGACTTGAACTGGTTAATGACTGGTGAGCTTGTTAATTCGCATTTGCGAGATGAGCCTTTGCTGAAAGGTAAGCAGCTTTACGATGAAATCATGGCTAATGGCGGGAAGTTAGTTTTACGCCGACTCTTAGATGCTTACGGCTTTACCATGCAAAAGGAGCTGGGCGATTTACTTGATATCTCTTCTGGCACAATCAGCACATGGATCCGCAGGGAATATTTCCCCGGAGATGTAGTAGTTGCATGCGCGCTAGACACAGGCGTGTCTCTCAGATGGTTAGCAACTGGTAAAGGTGAGATGTTTGATAGTCAGCCCGAAGTTGTCACATCATCAATAAGTATTCCGAAGAAAAAATTAGTGTCGGGCATTCTGAATGACGCAGGAAATTGGCTTATGGATCCGGCGCTTTCCACAGTCGATAAAGATTGCTTAGTGTTTATTGATGGCGTTGGTCACTCATGGCTAGTGAATACAGAGGCTAAGAACATCGCAAATGGTCGCTGGTTCGTTAATATTGATGATTCTTATGATGTGTATGATATCTCTCGCCTACCCGGTGGGAAAATTAAACTAACCAATCCAAATGTCTCGTTTGAATGTGGTGCATCAGACGTTACCCCATTTGGTGCGGTATTATTTACTCTGGAAAAACACGTTTAGGGATTGGAATGAAAAAGTTATTAATTGCCACAACATGTCTCTTTGCTGCATCAACAATTAACGCAGCTGAAAAGTCAGTTGATTTGGATTCGTCAAAGTTAGGTGGAGAATGGCCCCTTACTTTTGATAAAGCCAAAGTGTCTTGCATAAATAAACGTTTCATTTTCGTTTATAACACTGAAACTGATGATCGATATCCTGTTAATGGCAGCGCGAAAGATGCAGTCAAGTCCGGCAAAATGGAAGGTGAAGATATAAGCACCGTATGGGCTAACGACCCAAATTATAAAGGGGTCAAGAAAAGCATCAGCCCAATTCTTGACGCTGGCAATAGCCTTTGTGAACAATAAGTAATTTACCTCGGTTCTCACTATGACTGTTACTAAACAAAAAAATGGCAAATGGCTCGCGCAGATATTCCCAAACGGTAGGGATGGAAAGCGTATCCGTAAGCAATTTAACACTAAAGGTGAGGCCGAGGCTTATGAGGATTATGAAAGAAAGAAGACCGAAGATAAGCCCTGGCTCGGTGAAAAAGAGGATCGCCGGAAGCTAAGCGAACTGATCCAGCTTTGGCACAACCTACACGGGCAGTCACTGACAGCAAGCAAACTGCGTCTTGCAAAGTTGAATATTGTTTGCAGGGGTATGGGTGATCCGATTGCTTCGAGGATAACAACTAAAGATTGGGCGCATTATCGCGACCAGCGGTTGAGCGGGAAAATTGACAATGGTTATCATGCCAACCCTCAGAAATGGATAGCGCAACCCATTACCGTAAACCGCGAACAGTATTACCTCGAAGCTGTATTCAACGAGTTGCGCCGACTCGGAGAGTGGAAGCTACCTAACCCTCTTGATGGAGTTAGGCCTTTCAAGGAAAAAGAAAAAGAGATGTCCTGGCTAACTGACGGACAGATCAAAACACTGCTTGAGGCCTGTGATTCATTTGGCAACATCAACCTTACACTTATCGTTAAAATCTGCCTGGCAACAGGGGCCAGATGGCGCGAAGCCGAGAACCTAACCCGTTCCCAGTTGTCACCTTATAAGCTCACGTTTATAAAAACCAAAGGCGGCAGAAACCGAACCGTACCTATACCACGGTGGCTTTATAATGAGCTTTCACCCCTGAAAGATAAAATGTTTCAGCCTTGCTATAAGGCTTTCAGTGAAATGCTTAACATTGCCAATATCCAGTTAGCTGATGGTCAAAATACGCATGTGCTCCGGCACACATTCGCGAGCCATTTTATGATGAATGGAGGCAACATCTTGGTACTGCAGCGGATACTGGGTCATGCAAACATTCGTGAAACTATGAGGTATGCACACTTCGCACCAGACCATCTTGAAGAGGCTGCACAGCTCAACCCTATCGCGGGTTATAGTGGCAGCAATGTGGCAGCAGAGGATTCATAACACTGCATTTCCCTGCACTTAAAATTAACTTAACTAACTGTTTTTATTGCCAAGTTACTGTTGTTAAATGATGTTTTTTAAAACAGGCTAAACTTGGCGTCACATCTTGCGGAATGCAAAAGGAAAAGAAGATCATGCGCACCGTTTTAAATATTCTTAATTTTGTTCTGGGCGGTTTTTTCACCACCCTGAGCTGGCTGT